AATAGTTAATAAATTTGTGGATATCAACAAATATGAAATTATAAACGACGACGGAAAAAGCAAATTTACTATAAAATTAAAATGAATATATTACTAAAGAACCTATTAAAAGAGATAGAAGAAAAGAACCCATTGCAAGTACAAGTATATTGTGACATGGATGGAGTCCTCGTAAATATGGACAAAGGATTTAAGGAAATTTCTGGTGGTCTATTACCAGAAGAAATTTACGATCTTCCAGAATTCAAAGGAAACAAGAAAGCAGCTCAAAAAAGATTTTGGCAGCTTATTGATGCCGTTCCAAACTTTTGGATTAATCTTGAACCAAATCCAGATGCTAAAGTTCTTTGGGACTTTATCAGAGACAACTTCAAGAATCCAGCTCCTGTTATTTTAAGTGCCGGTCAAGGAACTGATATTACAGAACAAAAGACCGCATGGATTCGTAAACATATTGATCCAAATGTAAAAGTAATTATTGCTCGTTCTGGTCCAAGAAAGCCAGAATATATTTTGGATATACCAGGCCGTGTTACTCATGTGCTTGTTGATGATATGCAAAAAAATATTGATGCATGGGACAATTCAGCATTACATCGTGTTGCTATATTACATACTAGCGCTGCAAGTTCTATATCTCAACTAAAGAAATTTTTACCAGAATGAACCATATCAAACTAACATCACTGCTTTCAGAGAACGTTGAAGTAGCCGACTTGAAAAAGTTAGAGTATGCTTCTCGTGCATTTGCCGAAGCTTTGATAAAGGATGGTATATTAGAAAGTCGTCATGTTGATTTAACATCATCGGATGTAGCATCAAGTCAATATGTCGAAGATATTGCCGAAGTTGTTCGCAACGAAGTTATCAAATGGAAAGATACGGTCAACACCAGAGGTGCTAGATAAAATGAAAAGCTATCCATTATATCATAATACACTTTGTCCAAAACTTTGGGTTGTAAATGAAGATGGAGCAAAGCTAGATAATGAAGTGCGAAATGGACTATTAAAGGTTGCGCAAGACTTTGTAAAAGAACTTAAAGACAATAACAACATATCTATCAAAGTTGAAGATATTGTTATCATCGGCAGTGCTACTAATTATAATTGGACAAACTATTCAGATATAGATTTACACGTTGTTACAGATTATAAAAAGTTAGATATGTCAGCAGAAGATGCTCAAACCCTTTTTGACGCGATTAAAGTGGGTTGGAACAACAAGCACGACATTACTATGAAAGGTCATGATGTTGAAATATATGTTCAAGACAAGGCACATATACCTACATCTGCCAGCGAGTATAGTGTGCTAAATGACAAATGGCTAAAAGAACCGGTCAAAGAAAGTCCAAAGTTTAACAAAGATCTTATAAAAAAGAAATATAATGAGTATAAGGGCAAGATAAATACTCTTGTTAAAAAACACGACGAGGTTGCACTAAAGAAGCTACTTGAAAAACTTTATAAATATCGTCAATCTGGTTTAGATAAAGGCGGCGAACTTAGTGAAGAAAATATAGTATTCAAGATATTACGTGCATATGGCTATCTTGATAAAATCAAAGATAGTATATCAACTATATATGATAAGAAGATGAGCGTAAAAGAAAATGAATACATTTGAAAATACTCTTTTAAAACACAAGAAGCTATTGTTTGAGCATTTTCATTTGAATGAATCAGAAAACATGGTTTCCGAAGTAGATAAATTAATAAACCATTTAAAGAATAAAAATAAAGTGTTGTTTATTACTACCAGCAACCGTTGGGTTGGAGATAAACAAAAAGCAAAAAGTACAATTTTAGCTGAATATATCTCAGAACAATTAGGTAATACTACATTAATAGACGCGAGTAAATTAAAAATATATGATTGCGAAGGTAATGTAAGTAAACACGAAGGAAACAATTGCGGCGTAAAAGATGCCAAATTAAAAGATGATAAGAAAAATCCAACAGGTAATCATAGATGTTGGTGTAGCTATAATAACAAAGACGACGAGTTATGGGAAATAACCAAACCTTTGTTTGAGGCAGATGCAATTGTGTTTTTTGTTAGTACTCGTTGGGGGCAAACTAATGGAATTTACCAAAAATTGATTGAGCGTCTAACTTGGTTAGAAAACCGTCATAGTACTCTTAAAGAAGATAATATTATAGCAGATAAAGAAGCAGGTATAGTTTTGATTGGACAAAACTGGAATGGCTCTTCGGTTGTTAACATCCAAAAACAAGTATTGAAGTTTTTTGGATTCAAGGTACCTGACGTATTAAGTTTCAACTGGCAATATACACAAGATGCAAAAGATGAAACGGCGGATAGTTATAAAGCAGCTCCAAAACAATTTGAAAAAGATTTTGGCGTTGAGATAAAAGACTAAAGCGATTTGCTTGACATTTTATAATCTTTGTATAGTGTTGCTGTTGTATGGCAAAATACGACATAAGCAAAACAAGCAAGCTTAAATTTGCACGATTTGGTGGATTAAGTTCTGTTAACCAACGTGGTTACAAATCTATGCCTGACACTTTTCATTCTCCACCGGCAACTCGCGGTTTTTATTGCTTTGTGTGGCCATATTATGAAATGTTTTTACTTGGAGCAGATTGTACAAAAAATCCAAAAGTGGCTGGTGCAAAGTTTATGTATGTTCGCGACAACAAAAATAATATTATTACCAACTTACATCCTGAATACGAGTCTGTTTATTGTGACAGAAACAAATTTTGGTCAATAGAATCCAGTGAATATAATGAATTCTTAAAACAAAACGAAGATATTGATTATGACGGGTTTGAAGCTAAATGGAAATTGTTGAATTTGCCCAAATTTGTTTTGGTAACAAAACCATCTCCACGCATTTTTACACACGAAGGTGAACTATGGCATCATCTAGGTGAACACTTAAAACAACATCAAATATTGGCTACCAAAGGAGAATGGTGCAAATCAACTGTTCAAGACTATCGCGAAGCTTTAGAAAAGAAAATGCACGATAGTAGAAAACGAACAATGTCTCATATGTTTACTAAAAACAACAAAAATGTTATGTCACAAAAATCAGCATTCCGTTTTAGTTCAAAAGACGAACTAGAATGTTTTATTGAGAAACTTTAGGTTACTCTTTCCATTCTCCAATTCGTTTTAATTCTTTTTCAAGGTTAAATACGTTCATAATCTCACATTGCGTACTATTTATTATTATGTCAATATTATTTGCAAAATGACGAATAGACCTACTTATTATAAAGACAAAGAATTTTGATAATAAATAAACTATTTTATATTTTGTTGTATATTTATAATGAAAGAACAAACAATTAAACACCCAATATTATGGCAGAACTACTAGAAGCAAATCAAATATTCCTAACGGCTTTTGAACCAAAAGTACAAAACCGTTTCATCATGAACATCGACGGAATTCCAGCTTACTTAATCAAAGCTGCTGCTCGTCCTTCTATCAATAACGGTGTAATTACGCTAGATCACATCAACCTAAAGCGCAAGCTAAAAGGTAAAAGTGAATGGGGTGATGTTGCTATTACATTATATGACCCAATCGTTCCATCTGCCGCACAAGCTTGTATGGAGTGGGTACGTTTGGCACACGAGTCCGTTACTGGAAGAAACGGATATTCTGATTTTTATAAAAAAGACGTTACTATCCAAGTTCTTGGTCCGGTTGGTGACATAGTTGAAGAATGGCAATTAAAAGGCGCATTTCCATCGGCTGTGGATTTCAACGGCTCTGGTCTTGATTGGAGTTCTCAAGAAGCGTTGCTTATCAATGTAACGCTCACAATGGATTATTGTATCTTACAATTTTGATATAATAAACATATCAAACCCAAAATCCTCTATGAAAATAGAGGATTTTTTATTGTTTATATACTAAAGTTTGCATATACCATTTCTGTATAATACACACTTTTATGTTATTATGGCTTGACGCCTATTCAACTTTGTGGTTACAATCCCCGGACTTTCCTAAAAACAACCTTAACAAACAAAATTAACATTGTTTATAACTTATAAGTTTTTTATATAGTAGTTTATATTTATATATACATTCTAAAAAATATAAAAACACCATGAAGAAATCAGAACTAAAGAAACTAATTAAACAGATTGTCACAGAAGCTATTGGTCTTGGAGTTGCCGAAACCAACTTACAAGAATCAGCTCCACCTGATTTCCCACCAGCACTAGAAAAGAAACTGTTAGCACAGTATAAAGATGTTCCACAAAAAGCTTATGCTACTATGTGGAAAATTCATAATGCCAAGAATGAAGGTCATGCTAAAGTAAATGAAATGTGGGCTGCTTGGGAAGCTAAAGGAATGAATGAAGATGTATCTGGTATGAACGTTGCTTATATTGCTCATGTTGATAACACAGTTTATCCAATGACCGGTGATGAAATTGCTGCAATTGTTCAAAAACATGGTGTTAAAATGGAATGGACGGGAAATGCCAAGTTTGGTAAAGTTTGGGACGATGAAAGAACCAAGTATTATGAATTTAAAATTTCAGGTCCAACTGGCGAAGTTGATTCTTTAGTAGATGAACTATCACAAGAAAACGGTATTGATTTTGTGCCAACTGCAAAATTGGGAGAATCCCACGACGAAACAGACATGAGCAATCCAGAAGAAAAGCGTGAAGTTGAATTGGCTAAAAAAGCCAAAGAAGCTGCCGACGCTATTCTAAAGATGCACGGTAAATAAAAATTTATGAAACGCTCCGAACTAAGAGAAATCGTTCAGTCTATTGTTAAAAAGAAACTCCAAGAGATTGGAGAAATTGGAGCAAATGCTATTGCAGATACACAATCCTCGAACGATGGATTGAGCGATGCGGACAAAAAGTCTCTGGTTGTATATCAGGCCGCGTTGGATAAAATGAAAAATGATATTGCCAAGATTGATTCAGACATTATTAAACTACATGCGCCGGTTCAAAGAAAAATAGAAACACTCGAACGCAAAAAGGCGGTATATTCAAAGAAACAAGGTCAAATTATAGACAAGATTAACGGCATCAAAGACAGAGGTTAAATACTATGAAGAAATCAGAACTAAAAAAATTGATTGCTGAAGTAGTTAAAGAAGTACTTAATAAAGTTTGGGATGTTGAAGAATATGATGTAAATATGGCTGGCAAGTTATATTCAGTTGATGCCAAATTTGAATGGCATGAAGATGCAGTCGCACACAGACACGATCCTCGTACAGACATTGGACAAGATTATATTGCCGAAGTTCCGTATAAAGTAGAAAATATTGAAGCATTTGATATGAGTTCAGGAAATCCTATTCAAGTTCAAGATGCATCTATACTTGAAAAACTTTCTGATGTTACACTTGAACAATTTTTAGACACAGAAGAATCTCGTCGTAATGGGTACTGGCAACGCTAATATATACAAATAATATGAACGACGACATTATCAATCAAATTGAAGAAATGGATGAAAATCTCCATAAATGGTTTAAGGAAAAATGGGTAAGATTTGGAC